GTTCACCGCGGAGTCCATCGCCCGTCTGCTTGACCTTGACCTCGATTCGACCGGTCTGCCGTCCGTCCAGCTCCAGCCACCACCGGAGCCTACTGAGGATGATTCTGATGGCGCTTGAGTCCGGCACGATCACGGTAGGTACGGCTGCGAGCATCATCCCGGCGACCTGCGTGATGCCGTGGAAGTTGGAGATTCATAACGACGACAACACGGCCGACCTGTTCCTCGGCGGGCCTGGTGTGACAACCGCGACCGGTATGAAGCTGAACAAGCTAGAGCGCGTCACCCTTGAACTCGCCCCGCTGGACTACGTCTACGCCGTGTCTGGCAAGACAGGACATTCCGTGTCGTACATCAAGTTCACGAGGGCGTGCTGATGCCGTACTACATCTCCAACGACAACCCGGACTGTTCCGGGTGGGCGGTTGAGAAGGACGACGGCGAGGTGATCGGCTGCCACGACACCAAGCAGGCGGCCATCGACCAGATGGTTGCGGTGTCTATCGCGGAGGACATGGAGCCTGGCGGGGAGCGTGAGGTGGAGATGAATCTGCCGGCGTACATCCGTCAGGCTGCCGCCCGCGGTCTTGAGTTCTACGAGGACGGCCTCGGCGGTGACGGGCTGGTGGAGCGGACGATCCGTGAGGCGCGTGCGATGGCCCGCGGTGAGATTTCGGAGGACAAGGTTGTTCGTGTCGCTGCGTGGGCGGCACGGCATGAGCCGGACCTTCGTGCCGACGGTGCGCGTCCCGACGACGACGGTTTCCCTACGCCGGGTGCGGTGGCCCACTATCTCTGGGGTATCCCGACGGGCGACCGGTATGATGATGCCCGCTCGTGGTTTGAACGGAAGGCCGAGCAGGTGAAGGAAGAGCAGGGTCGTGCTTCTGTCCCCCCGGTCGAACCCCGTATGAAGGGTTCGGACGTGGAGTTCCGTTCGTTCGTTTCCGAGCTGCGTTCGGTCGGCGACGGCAACACGTTCGTCGGCTATGCGGCCCGGTTCAACTCGGACTCGCAGCCGCTGCCGTTCATCGAGCGGATCGCTCCCGGTGCGTTCCGTAAGACGCTCCGGTCGAAGCGTGACGTGCGCCTGTTCATCAACCACGACTCCGGCCAGGTGCTTGCGTCAAAGCGGTCGGGGACGCTCCGGCTGGAGGAGGACGAGAACGGTCTGCGGGTCGAGGCTGACATGCCGGACACGCAGGCTGCCCGCGATCTCAAGGAGCTGATGCGACGCGGTGTGGTGGATTCCATGTCGTTCGGGTTCTCGGTCCCCCGCGGTGGGGATTCGTGGTCGGAGGACGGGAACACCCGCGAGCTGCGTGAGGTCACGCTTCACGAGGTTTCCGTCGTGACCGGTTTCCCGGCGTACGAGGCCACGTCCGCGGCGGTGCGGAGCATCGAGAAGATTGCGGAGCGGGTCGGGATGCCGGTGGATGAACTCACGGCGGTTCTGGAGCGGATGGCGGAGAAGGACTCGCTGCCGGTTGAAGATGAGAAGCCGAACCTCGTCAGCCTGAAGCGCAAGCAGACGGAACTTCTCGCTAAGAAGTTCTGATTACTGCTGTACGCTTATTGCACGCGCCCTAACCACGGGACCGCCACGCCCTAACCACGGGACGGCACAAACGAACATCCCAACTAGTCACCCGTGGAGGTGAACCATGCAGGACTACATCAAGCGCCAGCAGGAGCTTCGGGCGCAGGCTTGGGAGCAGGCCAAGGGTCTTCTGGACTCTGCCGCTGCCGAGGGCCGCGACCTGGACGCTGCTGAGCAGGAGCAGTACGACAAGATCAACGCCGAGCTGGACGAGCGCGGCGCGGTCATCGAGCGTCTGAAGGCGGACGCGGAGCGTGAGGCCCGTGCGGCCGAGCTTCGTGCGCCCGAGGCCGTTGCGACCCGCACCGTCGCCGAGCGCCCCTCGGACGCCGACATGCTGCGGAAGCTCGTCTCCGGCGAGATCCGTTCGTACACGTTCGGTTCCGAGCGTCGTGACCTGACCACCGCCGCTGACGGCGAGGTCGTCCCGCAGGGCTTCTACGACGTTCTCCAGCGCAAGCTTGAGTACGTCGGTCCGATGCTGGAGCCGGGTATCGCCACCATCCTCCGTACGGAGATGGGCAACGACATCAAGGTTCCCGTCGAGTCCACCCGTTCCGCTGCGACCGCGACCGCTGAGGCCGCTGTCTTCGGCGAGTCGGACCCGACGTTCTCGACCATCACCCTCCGGGCGCACAAGTTCGGCACCCTCGTCCAGATCAGCCGCGAGCTGCTTGAGGACTCGGGTATCGACATCGTCGGGTTCCTCGCGGACCAGTTCGGTGTCGCGCTGGGTACGGCGGTCAACTACGCCCTCACTCTGGGCACCGGCACCGTCCAGCCGAACGGGATCGTCACGGCCTCCGGGTCGGGCACCTCGGGCGGCACCGGCGTCTCCGGCGCGTTCACGGCGAACAACCTCATCGACCTCGCGCACTCGGTTGACGCGGCGTACGCCCGTCGGCCCGGTTCGGGGTTCATGATGAACCGTGCGTCGCTGGGTGCCGTCCGGAAGCTCCAGGATGGCGCTGGCAACTACATCTACAACCCGCAGGTAGGCGGCCCGGACCAGCTTCTCGGCTACCGGGTCATCGAGAACCCCGACATCGCGTCGGCGGCGGTCAGCACGAAGTCGGTGCTGTTCGGTGACTTCTCGGCCTACCACGTCCGGATGGTCGGCGCTGGCGTCGAGGTCGCTCGTAGCGACGACTACGCCTTCGCCAACGACCTGGTCACGTTCCGCGCGTCGATGCGCGTGGACGGCGACCTCGGTGGCGGCGGTTCGGACGCGGTCAAGGCGTTCACCGGCGGCACCGCCTGACAGTAGGTAGTCTCCGGGGCGGCCCGCCAGCGCAGGGGTGGGCCGCCCCGGACCTGCGTTCCTGCGCCCTGCGAAAGCCTGCGACGTATGAGCAAGACTCGGACCCCTCGTATCTTCTGGTACTCGAACCATCCCGGTGTTCCGACCGGGTATGGGACGCAGACCGCGCAGGTGTTGCGCCGTCTGAAGCGCCGCGGCCACGATCCTGTCGTCCATGCGAACTTCAATCAGCAGATGGGCGAGGGCAAGTGGAACGGCATCCGCGTTCTGCCACAGGGCTACGACACCTGGTCGAACGACATCATCCTCGCCCATTACGGTGCTGTGGCGAAGGAGTCGGACGTTCCGCTGCGGATGGTGACGCTGTGTGACGTGTGGGTGCTGAACAACCCGCGGTTCACCGAGCTGGACATCATCTGGTCGTGGACTCCGGTGGATCACATGAACGTCCCGCCGCAGGTGCTGGCGTGGTCGCAGCGGCCGAACGTGCTGCCTATCGCCATGTCGAAGCATGGCAAGGCGGCGTTCGACCGGGCTGACGTTCAGTCGGTCTACATCCCGCACGCGCTGGAGAAGCATTGGAAGCCGACTCCGATGGAGGAGGACCCGTTCCCCGGCCGGTTCGTGGTGTCCGCGATCAACGCGAACAAGGGTGTTCTGCCGAACCGGAAGGCGTGGGGGGAGAACCTGCTGGCGTTCGCCATGTTCGCCCAGAAGCATGACGACGCGCTGCTGTACGTCCACAGCGACCTCAAGTCCCCCATCGGCATCGACCTGGTGGCGCTCATCAAGGCGTGCGGGATTCCGGAAAGTCAGGTGGTGTTCGCCGACCAGTACGACCTGCGGCTCGGGGTCGAGGACGGCCGGATGGCGCAGATTATGACGCGGACGGACGTGCTGCTGGCGGCGACGATGGGTGAGGGGTTCGGGCTGACGGCGTTGGAGGCGCAGGCGTGCGGCACCCGGACGGTCGTGTCGAACTTCTCGGCGCAGCCGGAGCTGGTCGGCGACGGGTTTCTGGTGGATGTGCAGCCGTCGTGGAATCCGGCGCAGGCGCAATGGTTCGCCACGCCGCTGGTCCCGTCCATCGTGGAGGGGTTGGAGTGGGCCTACCAGCAGGGCGGGGGCCATTCGGAGAAGGCGGTGGAGTTCGCCAAGGACTATGCGGCGGACAAGGTGTTCGATGAGCGGTGGGTGCCGCTGCTGGACGCCTGATGAGAGTCGCGTTCGTCACCCACCAGTTGCCGGACGGCCGGGACGATCACGGTCCGGGGCTGCTGAAGGGCCGGTATGCCGGCGGGGCGGAGATGTCCACCGAGGAGCTGCTGGCGCAGGCTCCCGACGGGTTCGAGGTGACGGTGTTCCGGCCGGAGCAGGATCTGCCGGACGCCCGCAGTTTCGACCAGGTGATCGTGGGGGCGACGGAGCGGCTGACGGACGAGCAGGTGGAGTCGCTGGCGGTGTGGGAGCCGGTGGTGTGGGTCCGGTCGCCGCAGCCCCGTCGGATGCTGCGGCTGCTGGAGTCGGCGTCGGTGCTGGTGATGCCGTCGCCGGAGATGGTCGGCTGGCATCATTGGGTGAACCGTGACATGATGGTGTGTCCGGCTCCGATGGACACGTCGCTGATCCCGAGGGG